CATCAAAACAACATAGTAACAATTAAAACAGTTTTAGATACCGATTTGGCAACATTGGATGGTGCAGGATTGGCAACTTATTACAACGCTAAAACCCCTGCCATTCTTAAACAAGGTTATGAAAGCTGGGTAGTTCATATTGTTAATGGTTCTTCCACAATATTAAAATCCTTTTTGTTGGTGAACCGAGGTAAAGGTTTGATTGGTGATGGCTCACCATTAACCGAGCTTGGTGCAGGAAACTTTTTTGAGATTAATGTGGGCGGAGGAACTGGCACAGTAGAAAGTGTTACAGGCGATAATGATAACGTAGATAACACAGACCCGAACAACCCAATAATATTGAGCAAGCCGCTTGTAACAGCCGACACAGCCGATGAAATAACGCTCTATCCCTTTGGTAATTTCTGCAATAGTTTTGTGGCAAATTTGGAAAAGGCTTTTGTTGTTTCGCTAACGAACCCAATCGCTCCCGCAGGAGAAACGGCAACGGTTCTTTGTTTGACGGAAACAGGCGATACTGATTTTCCAACGGTGGAAGATGAATATGGAAACCCTTGTGAATATGTAGAGGGCGCACCTTTTGAAGAAGATGCCTATTATGATTTATGCCTTTGGAACAATGGATCTGTTACTGCTTATACTTATTTGAGAAGGAGTGCGCCACCTATCCCTACGCTTACTATTTTAACTACTTCCACAAGTTCTACTTGGTCGCCTAATACGGTTACAAATACAGGAGATACTTTAGTTTGGAACGTAACAGGAAGTGTAACGATAGTTGATGAAGTAGCAGATGACCCTACACTTGATTTAACAGGGAATACAGGTGATGTTATTATAAAAGCAAAGGATGTTTCATTTGTTACGAATTTAAAATTAGAGGGAACTACACCGGGAATTACTTACATCTATGTTAACGATATGATTTCGTTGACTGAATTAAGTGTTTCTTTCTCCTCAATAGCTGAACTTATAGTTTTTAGGCTTATAGAATTAACAAAATTAACTATTTATGGAGATGGAGTCAGTTTAACATCAATAGACATACGTAACAATGTTTTAATTACAGAACTGCAACTGGTAAACAATAACCTAACAGAACTTGATGTAACTAAAAATACATTGATTGAGATATTACGTATAGACCAAAATGATATAACGTCTATTGATTTATCTGAAAACGTAAACATTACTGTTTTTTCAGCAGAAGGGAATGGATTAACATCTATTGATTTATCCAATAATATACTTTTGGAAGAAGTATCTATTACCTCAAATTCATTAACAGAAATTGACTTATCCCTTAATATAGCATTAACAGAAATTAGTGTAAGTTCAAATAACCTAACAACATTGGATATTTCAAACAATGTTGATTTAACCTTATTAGACTGTGCAAACAACTCAATAACAGGAACCGACTTAGACCAAATATTGATTGATTTGAACGATAACTTATTTGATGGAACTGTTTATATTGACATAGGCAGAACTTCCGAAAGTGATGCAGCGAAAATAGCAATAATAGGACGTGGGGGAACAGTTGATGAATCATAATGAATAGCCGACACATAAATATAATCCGATTAGCAAACGCTCAAAAAAACGTAACTCCGCCTGTTTTCGTTGGCGCAATAGCAGATTTGAACGTAATGGCTTTTGATTATGACAGCATTACTTTGGATTGGACTACGCCAAGTGCTGACAATGCAATAGACCATTATGAAGTATGGGTTGATGGTTCTTTCTTAGAAAATACCACCGATGATACAGAGGGATGGACTATTGAGGGATTAACAGACGGCACAAGCTATTCCATAAAATTAAAGACCGTTGATGTTTTAGGCAATAAAAGTGATTTCAGCAATACCGTTGTTCAAAGCACAGATTTGATATTGCTATTCGACAAATACGCAAACGGAATATTTGGGTATTCGTTTAATAAACTTCGTGCTGCTTATAGCGGGTATTCAAGCACCATAAGAAGCTCTGCGGGCGGAACATTGGACGTTGGGTTTGTTGGTAATAATTACGATAGTGTAGCACAGGCAACCTTTATAGGCGCAAATAGCGGTTATGTAACAACACGTTACGACCAAGTGGGAAGCCGAAACCTAACACAAGGAACAACCGCAAACCAGCCAAGAGTTGTAAACGCAGGAACTCCCGATACTTCGGGCGGAAAGCAAGCTATGAAATTTGATGGAACAAATGACCTTTTAACGTCTGCTTCGGGAACGTCTATTTTGGATAAGAACAGTACCGTTTTCGTTGTATTTGAAAGCCAAAGTGGATTAGCAGTGCAAGGTGTTTTTACCGAACAGGGCGTTACCACAGGGAACAGGGTTGGTATTTACAGCGATACGAGAGCGACCTTATTCCGACATTCAAACTATAACCCTGGAACCACAGCAAGCCTTATAAGTTATGGAAGCCAAAGACCAACAAGCATAAGGCAATGTTTGGCACTTAGACGGACAGGAAGTTTAACCGAGGGTTTTTTAAACGGTATTTTTGTAGGGAGTATTACCAACGCTGAAACGTTCTCTGAAACTACTGTTTTGGAAATAGGACGGCAACTTTCAGGAAGTATTTATTTCGGTGGCAAGGTTCAATCTCTTGCTGGATTTAGCGTATCAATGAGCGATGCCGATGTATTGGATGCAAGCAATAGGTTATTAACTTAAATATAAAACAATGAAAACAAAACTAATTTACGCAGGGGGCATAGCACTAATTTTCTTAACGGCTATGTTTATTTACAGAGATACCTTAACTTTGGAGGGCGTTCTTTTGATTATTGGCGCAAACATAACAAGCATTAAATTGCTTTGGCTTTGGCTAAACAAAAAGGAAGAAACCAACAATCTAAAACAGGAAAACCACGCATTGAGGGCAATGCACAAGGCAGAATTTAGGAAAAACCAACCTAATAAAAATGCTATGACAGATACAGAAGCAGAAGTAATCTTAGCGCAACTGAATTACGTGAACAATACATTAAGCGCAACACATCAAGGCAAACAGGTGCATATTGAAACTATTGAAAACTTCCAAAGCGTAATTGGAGGAGGCGGTATCAAAAATCCACCACCAGCATAATGAAAAGATTTTTGTCAAAATATTTAAACGTAATCCCACCGATAATGCTATTGGCAACTTTCGCCAGTAACTTTATTCAGATGGATTTTACTATATGGGGTAACATTTTAGGTTATTCACTTTTGACAAACATTGTTTTTATCTACGTATTTATTGTATCCAATAGAAATTATTGTTGGTTCACAAAACTTTCAGTTATTGCTTTGCCGTTAATGAACATTATTTGTTTGTTCGGAAACCTTGTTAACTATGAAACCTACGGCTTTTGGTACGAAGTGATTATTTGTGCCATAGTCTTCTTTTTATCAATTCTCTTAGCCCTAAAGAAACTATGATTTTATTATTTATCCTACTACAAAGTACAGATGACGTTAAAGCGATTATATCCACCAACGATGCAACGGTAACGGGAATTTTACTCGGTGCGGTTCTATTGCTTGGTTCGGCAACGGTGTATCTTTACAAAGAAAATAAAGCTATGCAAAGGGAAATAGTTGCGGAACTAAAAGAATTTAACGCATCCTTAATAAGGATAAACAAGCAATATGATGACTTTGTTACTAATTTTGAGAAATACAGAATGAAAGATGTGTAAGGAAAAGAAACAGACCCGTAAAGATGCAATAAAAGAGAAGTTGAGCGCATCAAAGGAACGATTGGAAGAAACCCTTAAGCGAGGCGAGAACACGCTATGCGAGTACATCAAAAACGTAATAAACAGCCATATGGCGAACATAACTTCAACCGATGGCATTAAACAGGATAGGGAATGAAAGCAACAATAAAAAGATTTTCGCACGAGCAAAAACAAACGCTTGGCGAGTTTACATTGACCGATAACGGAAACGAAATATTTAGATGTAAAACTCTTGAACTTCCGTGGTTAAACAACGCAACGCAAAAAAGTTGTATTCCTACCGGTACATATAAAGTTATTCCACGTACTTCACCAAAGTTTAAAAAGCATTTCCACGTTCTTAACGTTCCGGGGCGTGAATATATTTTAATTCATCCGGGAAATTACCATTGGGATATATTGGGATGTATTTTGGTAGGGGACACTTTAAAAGACATTAATAACGATGGGTTCAGGGATATTCTAAACTCTAAGAATACACTAAACAAGATACTTGAATTAGCACCTAACGGTTTTGATCTATCCATAACATAAAAAACCCTTCCAAAACTGAAAGGGTTTCTATAAACCAAATTATGAAAAAGATTTACTACAAATCGGTCTAACTACCTCCGATTTTTTTTAAGAAGTAAAAATCAAATGTAATACTTTATTATGAAAGTACAAAAAATAATACCCTATATTTTAGCCGTTGTATTTCTTTGCTCTTGTGGCAGTAAGAAAAAACTTGTTGAAAAGGAAAAGGTAAGGATTGAAACATCCACTTCAATATCACAAACCGATATTAATGAAACCAAAAAAGACAGTACCGGCACAAAGACAGAAACCAAAGTTTCAATAACCGATGAAAGCACAATAGAACTTACACAAGCAGACCCTAATAAAGAAATAACACTGATTGATAGTCAAGGTAGGGAAACTAAAATAAAGGGCGCAAATGCGGTTATATCGAAGCGAAAAGAAGTAGCTAAGGTAGAAATGAAAGACAGTGTTTCGCTAATCTCTAATGAAGTTGCTCAAACGGATCTAAAAATAGAAACCAATACAAAGAAAGAAAGCCAAACCGTTAAAAAAGATTTGGCAGTCAAGCGGGGATTTCCGTGGTGGATAATTATAATTGTGGGAGTTGTTTATTTGGTTGTTTCTTACTTTAGGAAAACTCTTAATCCTTTGGGGTGGGTTTAATCAGATAAATTATTTTTTTTCATTCTTGGATGTCTCTCTTTATCCTTTACCCATTCCTTAAACTTTTTTCGGTAATAAATAAATTCCATAAAAAACCACATTTTATCGAACTTATCACCCATACAATTAATTAAAGATATTAATATTAAGCATGTTATTTTTATTGTCAAATATACAATACCTGACCAAATAGCAATTAAGCCAACCCAATAATATATTTTTTCTTCCATATCTATTAGTATTAATTATTATAACAGTTGCTATAAGCCATTAAAACGGCTCATAGCTTGGTGTTGTAAAACATTAAAACGATTTTACAACACGGTATATAGTTTATGCCAAGTAAGTGCTTTATCTATGGTCATTGCTTATCAGTTTTTTTATTTTTTTGCCATTGCCCTTTTTTAGTTACTTACGGTAAAACCTCTGAACATCCTTTACACAAATCCCAAGGTTCTTCCGCCACATCACCACCACAATGATTGCAAATTCCATCTATTGTCCCTATAAATCTTTTTGAGTTCCAACCTATTTTATCAAGTTCTTCTCTGTTTTTTATGAAAAATTTAGTCATTGTTTTAATGTAATTTTCATAGCCTTTTAAATGAAAATCATCATTATATAAATGTCCGTGATGTATGGCTTTTCTAAATAAAGTGTCAACTAAAAGTTCTATAACTTGCGTTGGCGTTTTACTTTCAAGCTCATTTTTGGCTTCTGAAAGGTGTAGCAATAAATCATATAAATTTTTACTGTCTATTTTCCCTTTTTTTATAGATTCAGCTATTCTTAAAGCGTTCTCAATTCTTTTTGATAGTTCCATTTTATATTTCTTTAATGGTTATGCGTATTTCAGAAGTCTGTTTAGATTTTGACTTTATAATAGAGCCTTGTAAATCATAAAGAATGTCATCAACAGTCATAGCTTCTTTTTTAAACTCCCTTACTTCGGTATCATCACCGATAATTCTCAATTCTTTGATTAGATAATTTTTCATATTTTGTCTTTCAATTGCACCCCTTAAAAAAATAAAAAGGGTTCGTTAATAATTCGATGTTTAGGTCTGTTTAAGGCGCAGACCATATACAAACCGTTATACTTCACTTTCCGCCACACACCCACAAGCCTTACAGATATAAATATCATTTAGCTTATACATAGTGGAGTTACAGCATTGGCTTTTAGATCGGTTGATGTCATTGGTTAATTTCTTTTTTTGCTTTGTCTATTTCTTGAAGTACTTCAAAAACACCGTGACTATCAACAGCTTTATTTTTAGCATTTATTATATTGTTTAATAATAATTTTAATTGCTTATTTTCACTTTGCAATTCGCTCATAATTTGCTTTTCTGACTTCCATTCTTTTGTTTCCATAACTTAATTTTCAAATATTTCATCCTGCGTTAAACCTGTATGCTCTTTTATTGCTTCGATTGTCTTTATAGTTGTCAATCTATCGCTATCGTCCTTTATCCAGTTCCTAATAGTGGATATTGATTTTCCAGTACTAAGTGATAACTTTAGCTTTACATCTTCTGTAATGGCTTTTCTTGCTTTTTTTGATAGTTTCATATTTTAGTTTATTTAATAGGTTCTAAATATTCAATTCTGTCATCAATATAGTCGTCCAATAAAAAAAGAGTGTTATTATATTTTTGAGATGCCAATTCTTGATTCCAATCTGAAATTTCTTTCAATATTGCAGCTGATTCTAAATCCCTTTTATTCTCTCGTGAAGACTCTAAAGTAAATACAAAAGAGTTTCTTTTTTCGACAAACAGATTATAGTCATAAGAAGCAAGCGCCCAAAATAATAAATGCATCACTAAATATAATCCAGAAACAGTGCTCAATACAATACCAAGTAAGTCAAAATTATAGCTTTTATTTGCTATATAAATTCCAATTAATAAAATTGCCAATAAAATAATAGTGATAATCATAGTTTTAAGTTTTAATTGTTTCAGCAAATCTACAACCTTTTTTAATATCCTGCAACAATAAAGTAAATTAATTTTTTACAACAAAAACTTGTGCATTAAATATTTTAGTTTTAAATTTACACCCTAAACCAAAACATTATGAAAAACACAGTACAAGTTTACGGAATTACATTAGAGGTTGAATATGATTACTACAAAGGAGAGCCAAGCACTAACACAAAAACAAATATTAGAATTCACGAGATTTTTTGCAACGGTATTAATATGTCGGAACTCACTTCTACTTCAGTAGATGAACTTATAAAGGAAAAACTAATCGAATTAAATAACTAAAATTATGGAATTTAAAGGAACAAAAGGAGAATGGGTAAGTAAAGAAAATATGATTTACTGCAAAAATGAAGTGGTAGCATCTGCATTTACATTCACAAAAAGAGTTGATGAAGATAGGCTTGAAAATGAAAGCTGGTTAGAAATGAGAAGAAGAACAGAGCCATTAAGACAGGATTGTTTTACCGAACAGCAAGCCAACGCAAAACTAATAGCATCCGCACCCGATTTGTTGAAAGAACTACAAAAAATACAACTTGATATTAAATTAGGTACAATACCTATAAGAAAGGACTCGCCTATATATAGGGGAATAGAACAAGCAATTAATAAAGCATTAAAATAACTAATTATGAAAACACTAAGAACACACGGAACGCTTCCAAACGGAATGAATTTCAATCTTGAGTTTGTATTCGTTCCTTCAAAAGTAAAAGGGAATACCTATTTAGACGTTAAGCTATATGCAGACGGTATATTTTGGGATGTGGCGACAAACTCTTACGGAGTGTTAAGAACGTTTGAGGAGGCTTTTGAAATGTGTATTGATGAACTTGAAAGAAAGCAAGGTATTGACCTTATAATTGAAAAAATAGAAGTAGAACAAACTAAATTATAAACCATTTAAGAAATGACAGCAACTATACCCGCCACTTGGCAACCTAACAGCGCATCCGCATTCTACAATTGGATGTACAAAATTAAGTCTAACCATTACAGCGATACCGAACAAATGGATTTTGCCGTAAATAAAATGAATGAGAAATAAACTACTACCTAAAATATTGGAAAATTGTTAAATTTGTGTTAAATTATAGTATATACTATTGTGTAGTATTATAGTATATGCTATATTTGTTCTATATAAATTTAATAACTAAAAATAGAAATTATGAAAACCACTAAAAGAACATCTCTTAACAAAAGAATCGAAAAATTAAACCTTCAAAAAAACAGCATTGTCGGAAATATGATTTGCGATATGAAAAAAGGAGATAAATTAAGACCTATTTATTCTCAGGGATCAAGCTGGAAATACTCTTCTTTAATCGACAAATCACAAGAATTAAAGGACACTTTAAAGACTCTTGGGATTGAGTTCACGACTGGAAATGATGCCGCAAGAGGCGGTAAGACAGGTTATTTTGTCGAGATAACCACTAAAATAATAGACTAAAAAAACAGGGGCGAAAGCCCCTTTATTCAAACTATGAAGAATTTAAAACAGATACAACAAAAGCACGGCATAAGCAATGATGAAATAGCGACAATGCTGGGATACAAAAACAGGAAAAGCTTTAGAGCATCGAGCGCATACAATCGCTTTATTACGGCTCTGGAGAAATTTTATAACGCAGTTAAAAAATAGGAATTATGGAATGGATTAATGTAAATGATAGATTACCTAAATTAAATGAATCAGTGCTTTCTTATGGAAAAGACGGTAAAATAATTCAAACTAAATATACAACCTATAATAAGATAACTTGGGGTTATGCTATTGGAAGAAGGGATAAATGGTTTGAATATATAACACACGATAATTTTGCAATGCATTTTGATACAACCCATTGGATGCCACTACCAGAACCCCCTAAAAAAGAATAACAACCCAAAAACCCAAATCAAATGACCTACCTACAAAATGCCCTAAACGAGGGCGCAATGATTATTATGCTAAATGATGCCATTGCAAGTATTAATTATTTTAACTATTATAAAACTATTGAAAATTATGGAAAATACCATTGAAAACAAGGCTAAATTCTTTGCTCTTTATTGGGGGCAGGAAATTGTAGTCCACAACGGAATAATAAACAAAAGGTTTAAGTTGAATGAAATCGGTGATGAAACAGACTATCACTTACAGTTAAAACCCCTATCAAGTATTAGTGATGAAGATGTTATTGAGGTGGCGAAGATAATTAATCCCGGCAGTTTCTTTACTAATAAAAAATGGGATGTAAAGCATATTCCCAATGAAGAAGCAAGCTATATTGAAATTACATCAAAGAGAAGCGCACACCGTTTTGAAATTTATTACGATGGATATTTACACGTCAAAGACGAAGATACTGATAACATTCCTGTAATGTCATTGCCTAATTATTTAGGCGCATTTGATTATATGCGTTCAAAATCAATAGCCCTTCCATTTATGGGAATATCAGTTGAACAAATGGTTGAATGGGGGTGGATAAAGCTATGAAAACCGAAATCCTGACATTAGAATCAAAAGAGGATGCCTTATTGAACCTTAAAGCGCATCTTTGCCGTCCAGATAGACGAAAAACACAAGGTTATACTTTGTTGTTATTATTAACTAAATTAAATTATTGAATTATGAGTAAAAATTTACCGACAATCCAAGACCTTTACGAAACAAAAGAGGTCGCAATTAAGAACGACCAATTAACGGTTCTATTGAACCAAGAGCCAAATTCAAATTGGGTTAAAACACACCCTTTTATTAAGAACTACAAATACATTCCTATTGAGCGTATTGAGTACCTTTTAAAATCCATATTCAAGAAATACCGTATCGAGATTTTAAGGGAAGGACAATCGTTTAATGGGGTTTATGTAGTGGTTCGGGTGCATTATCTTAATCCTATTTCAAACGAAATGGATTTTCACGATGGAATAGGGGCGGTTGAACTGCAAACGGCTAAAGGTACTTCCCCCGCAGACCTCGCAAACATAAACAATGGAGCTTTAGGTATGGCTTTTCCGATTGCAAAGAGCAGGGCCATAAAAGACGCAGCCGATCATTTCGGGAAACTCTTTGGAAGTGATTTAAACCGAAAGGATGTTATCAGCTATTCATTTGACCTTACCCTTGTTGAATTAACACCGGAACACCCAAATTGGGAAAAGTGCAAATCTGCCATTGAAAGCGGACAATATACCATTGATGACATTAAAGAAAAATATGATATTAATAAAGAAAACGAAAAACTATTATGCAAGAATTTAAAGTAAGGGCGTCAAGTGCTGGAAAGATAGCAACTGATCCAAGAGCGAAAAAAGACCTATTCAGCCAAACTACTATTACTTACGTTCACGATTGGCTAAAGGAGCAGATTTATGGGATTAAAAATGATTTTTCAAGTAAGTACACCGAAAAGGGAAATATACTGGAAGATGAGGCTATTGATAAGTCTATTGAATGGTTGGACTTGCCTTTTATTCTTAAAAACGAACTTCTATTGTCAAGTGATTATTTTACAGGAACGCCAGATTTGATTTTGGAAGATGAGGTAATTGACATTAAATGTAGTTGGGATGCGTTTACATTTCCATTATTTGATACTGAATTGCCAAATAAAGATTATTTTTACCAGCTTCAGATTTATATGCACCTTACAGGAAAGAAAAAAGCACGTGTTGTATATCTTCTTTTAAACACTCCAGAAGAAGTTGCACCGTGGGAGGCTAAATACAACTATGATGCAATACCAAAGGAAAAAAGAATTAAAACCTTTGAGGTGGCATACGATTCCGAGGTCATCGAAAAATTACAGAACCGGGTGAAGGACATCCGGGAATATATCAAATCTTTAAACATTAAATAAATGAGTAGCTTAAATTCACTTTACATTAAAACAGAAACCCTTAGAACTTTATTTGAAACATTGGATAAAAAAAATGAAAAGGGAATCGAAATAACTTTGTAAATAAATGATGAAGTTAATGATTACGACCAAAATATTTCCGCTTATGTTTCCCAGAGCAAAGAAGAACGTGAAGTAAAAAAACAAAAGTTTTATATCGGAAATGGTAAAACCTTTTGGACTGATGGAAAAATAACCGTGGCAAAGAAAAAAGAGGTTCACAATGCAGAACCAGTTACAACAAACGAGGAGGAGGATGACCTGCCTTTTTAGTATTTACCCCCGATTATTGCAAGCCCCGTCCGATTGGATGGGGTTTTTTGTGCTTGCAACTCGTTTGCAACTGTTGCAACTGTTTGCAACCCCTAAAACGTTGTTAGACCCTATAAAAACAGTACTTGCAACTAAGTTGGTTGCAAAGTTGCATAAAATAAAGTTGTAAAAATATTTAAGTAAAAAATTATTTTAAAAAAAAAGTATGCAACTCGGTTGCAAATCGTACTTAAACCCACGCCAGTACTACAAACGTTGGTTGCAAATTAGTTGCAAGTAGTTGCAAGGCAGTTGCAACTTAAAAATTTAACTTTTTTGTATTATATTTTTTGTTATATTTGCTTTGGCTAAGTAAGGAATGTAAAATATTATTTTAGGGGCAACCCGTAAAAAACTCCCGTTAACACCTTCTTTGCTTAGCCGTAAAAATAAAGTTAGCGGGATTTTTTATGTTTAATATTTAACGAATGGTACAACTTCAAAGATGCTTACGATTATTGGATGAGGGGTTTTCGCTTATAACCGTATCAAATAATAAAATACCTAACTTTCCGTGGAAGAAATACCAAACGCAACAGATAACCAAATCTGAATTTGAAAAGAACTATTCCTATAATGGAGGTATAAAAAAACAGGATGGTTCAGAGATACCAGCAACGGAGCATATAGGTATTGTAACTGGATTTAATTACCTTGAATGTGTTGATGTTGATTTAAAGGTTTTCAGCACAGCAAAAGAGCAGAAGGAATGGTGGGATGAATTTATTTCGTTTATGGAAGATAATATTTTGGACTTTCACGAAAAATTTACAATAACCAAAACAAAGAACGCAGGTTTTCATATTCTTTATAAAACAAAAAGAGTAGAAGGAAACAATAAACTCGCAAAACTTAAAGGACATAAAGAGGCTATTCTTGAAACCCGTGGAAATGGTGGTTATGTTTTTGTCTATGATAATTTCCTAAATGAAAAAACTTATAATGATATTGATTTTGTAAGTGATGAGGACAGGGATATATTATTTAGTATTTGTAATACTTATGATTACAAAGAACCTGTAAAAGAAGATGCACCCGTAAAGGTCAAAAAAGAATATCAAACCAATAACGGAGATATAAAGCCGTGGGATGATTTTAACGCAAAAAATAAAGTATGGGATGTTGTAAGCGAAGATTTTACAATAGTCAGAAATCTGAACAATAAATATATTATCAAACGCCACAATGCCGAAAGCGCGCATAGCGGGTATATTTACAAAGATGAGGATTTAATGTACCTTTTTAGCAGTAGCACTATTTATCAAGCTGAAAAACAATATTCTGCTTTTAGTGCATACGCTCGAAAATATTTTAATGATGATTTTTCAGAGGCTACAAGGCAAGCCTATAAAGACGGTTATGGAAGTAGAATAGTCCGAAAGGAAAATGAACCAAAAGTAAATATTAAAATCAATAAAAAAGACCTTGAATTTCCTATTGATATATTCCCACAACCGATACAAACTTATATTTCTGAATGTTCGGCAACCCTAAACAGTAATGTAGATTATATGGGATGCTCTTTGATTTGGTTAATTTCACTTTGTTTGGGTAACTCAATGAAGATTGAAATTAAAAAAGGATGGAATGAAATAGGTACGGTTTGGATGGCAGTAGTTGGAAAAGCTGGAATAGGTAAAACACCATCAATATCAAATATTATATTTCCTTTGGAAAAACAGAACAATAGGGAAATATCAAAATACATAAAGGAATATGAAAAATATGAATATTACGAAAGTTTAACGGCAAAGGAAAAAAAAGAACACCCAGAAACAACAAAGCCTTTAAAAAAACAGTTTATAGCTAATGATATAACAATGGAAGCCTTAATTTCTTTGCACCAAGAAAATGACAATTCAGTAGGGGTTTTTAAAGATGAACTTGCAGGATGGTTTAAGGATATGAATAAATACAAACATGGCTCAGATTTGGAATTTTGGCTATCTACTTGGAGTGGAAAGTCCGTAAACCTTAATCGTATTACTCGTGCTGGTTCGTTTGTTGCAAGTCCTATGATACCAATATTGGGAGGTATTCAACCAAGTATATTTAATACATTCTACACCGAAGAAAATAAAGACAATGGTTTTATGGATAGGATGCTATTGTCATATCCCGATTTGGAAGTGGATAAATATAACGAGGAAGAAATGGATTACAATACAATTCAATGGTATCACGACACAATAGTTAGTTTTTATGAAACTATTAAATTCAAAGCATTAAAAAGGGATAGGGATGGCGTTATTGAACCACATATTTTAAAATTCAATAATGAATCAAAAAAAGAATGGATTAGGATATTTAACGAAATAACCGAAACACAAAATTCAGATACCGAAAATGAATATATGAAGTCTATGTTGCCGAAACAAAAATCCTACATACCGAGGTTTGCATTATTGATACACGTATTTAATGGAATTGGAAAAGGGGATTACGATTTGAATTTTATATCGAAAGATAGTATTTTGAAAGCTGAAAAGTTAAGCAAGTATTTTATAGCAATGGCAAAGAAAATTAAAGTAGATAGTATTGCTGTTGCTGAGATAAAAAAGGTGATTAAAAAGAATGAGAATAAAACCAATAAGGAAAAATTTGAAATGCTGTATAAGGAAAATCCAGAAATAAACATTAAGGAAATTTCAGAGCAATTAGGAGTAACGACACAGGCACTTTATAAATACAAAAAGGAATTAGGTTTATGACTAAATAATCAAAAAAACGAGTTGAGAACAAAAAAGTATAATCGGAAATATTGGAACTTTTTGATATGCTCAACGAAACACAGTTACAGGATTTCAAACAGCATAGGATGCTCCCATATCTAAAAATGAATGGGATAATTCAATCCCACTAATAGAATAGGGAAATAAAAGTGTTAAAGTTTATTGTTATTTAAAAATTATTTAATAGATTTGCTTATAACTTAAAAATTATAATATTATGGAAAGAATATTTATCACACCTGAGCAGGCTATAAACTGTTTAAATATAGGTGAAAATATACATACATTTTCAAACCCTAATGGGATGTTGATTGGTTGTGATAGGCAAAGAGAAGACGTTGTTAAAGCATTCAATGATGCCGATAAAATTGAAATTGGCGGTGAACAAAGCCGTAAAATGAAACACCCTTTAGTATTGCATAGAAAAGATAAAAGCATTCTTTTCATTGAAGCTAATGAAGAAAAGATAAACGAACTTGATCCAATAGAATAATGAAATCATATCAATTAACCACAATATCCATAACCCCCGAACAAAAGAGGCGGGGCGCAATATTGGCAAGGGAAAAGTATAACCGTGAGCGTATGTTCTCCTTCTTTTTGGGGGATATGATAGATAGGCTTTGGGAAGAAAGGAATAAGCAACTTTTAAATAAATAGGATTATGAAAATAGAAATTAAAATAGTGGCAAAGAATGAAGATGAAATGGATGTGTTGATTGATAAATTAGTTTTAGACGAAGGTTTTAGTCTGCAAAGAAAAGCGGGTGGCAATCTTCCTAATCAAGAAGAATCATATTTTGCGTATCTAATCAAAAACTAACCAATAAAATCAATTAGATTATGAAAGAACAAATACACTACTTTGAAAAGAATATTATTTTGGATTTTAATAACGTAGCGAAATGAAAACACATAATTTAAAAACTCATCCCGAATATTTCCAAAAAGTTTTGGATAGGAAAAAGAAATTTGAACTTCGCAAAAACGATAGAGACTTTAAAGTTGGGGATGCTCTTTGTTTGGAAGAATACAATCCGATAGATAAAGAATATACAGGGCGTGAAATATATGTTCTTATAGATTATATTTTTGACGGTGGTAAAATGGGACTTGAAGAAGGAATGGTTATTATGAGTATTAACGACGGTAAATAAATCAACCTATGAAACCAAACGAAAAAGCGAGGGAGTTAGTGGAGAAGTTTTTAACTCAAACTTCGGGATGGACAAAACACACTGCATATCAAAGAGCCAAACAATGCGCCCTTATAGCGTGTGATGAAATATTGAACGCTCTTGATATAGATGCGGTAGAAGATGAACCATATTCAGCTAAAATAATTATCGAAAAATATGCTTATTGGCAATCAATCAAGCAATCAATAAATGATTTATAGCGGATTAGTATAAACAACGTAGCGATATGGAAAGAGAAATTTGGGAAATAATAAAAGCATTGGATGAAAAGAAACTAACTGCAATTGAAGCACATAAGAAGCTATGTGGTTTATACATTGTTAGCGGTAGTTCTTTGCTTAACCAATGCTTAAAAGAGCAAGAAGAAGTAGTTAGCTCGCCGATTAGATTTAACGGTGTTCATATTAACAAGCTAAAGCAAGTATTCCTTAAAAATGGAATTGAAGCTGATGAACTCGGTTTTTGAATTACCGCTAGCACCAAAATAAAAGCAGTTTCAATTGATTTTATTGACTGTTATAAATCGTTTGAATAAATTAACTTAAACTATAAAAATGGGAACAGGAAAGTTTGATAGAAACGGAAATGAGATTAAAATAGGCGATAAAGTACGCCGTAATTACAGTTACGAAATAAGAATAAAAGACGGAAAACCTTATGCTCATAACTTAGATGGTTCAAATTGGCATTTGAGGATGGAAGATGTTGGACGTGATTTTACAATAATTAAACCTTAAACTATAAATGATTATGCCAAAATCAAAACGCAGTCCTAAAAGACAGAAAAAAGTAAATGGTAGATTGAAGAAAAACAAAGAATATTTTCAATACGATGAATTTGAAAAAGGATATATGAAAACAGATGGCGAAAGTCGTGTTTGTAAATATGATAAAAATCACAATTTCTTAGGTTATGCAACTGAAGAAGAATCAAAAAATTTTTAACTCTTAAACTATGGAAACAAATAACATTACAAACGCATCAAACACAGAGTTAAAAATAACTGTTGAACTAACAAAAGATAATATTTCATTACTTGAAAGATATGGTTATGAAAAAAGAAGTGGTGGGGGTTCATATCCTAATACCCATAATCGAATAATTATTATTCCTTTTAAAAAATGGTATTGGACTGATGCTAATAATGAAATTGGACTAAGCAATTTTATATTATGAAAAATTCACACGATTATTTTAAAGAAAAGACAGGATATTTTCCAATGTCTCAAAGGGAGCAATATCTGGCAAATTTTGCAGAAGCATACCACCAATCCCAATCCATCCAATTGAACGAAAGGATTAAGGAGTTGGAAATAGCAATTGAAAAAACTTTAATTGAAAACCAAGAAATGTTGAATAGAATCTGGGTTGGAGAGCCTATAATTGAAACTGAAATGGATTTGTATTTCAATAAAATTAAATCAATTCTCAAAACTGCCCTTAACAACAAGCACAAATGACCCCCCAATACTGCCAATGTGATTTTCCACTAATAAGAACAGGAGAAAATGATTATTGCGGGATATGTGGATTATATATTGAAGAAAAATAAAACGCGCCCCGTCCGCCAAGACAAAAGAGCGCGCCATTTAACAATAACCCTTAAAGAAAGATTATGAAAACAAATTTAATTTATTTTTTGCTATTTACAACGATGGCAATTAACGCACAGACAGCAATCGGATTGCAAGTAAGTCAAGATTTGAAATTAGCCGTAAAAATATTAAAGCAATTTAAAAACCAAAACCTATGTCAAAAATAATAAGAGCAAATCTAACCCTTACCGAAGAAACAAAGCAAAAAGGATTAGAGCTATCAAAAACAATTCTCGGAAGTAAAAACCTAAGTGTCTATGTAAGCTACTTAATTAACAAAGAACACAAACTTTTAAATAAATAGTTATGGAAAAAAAGATTATTAATACTTGGCAGGACGTATGGAAACTTCCATTGAGAGGTGATGAGTGGGGTGATTATGCTTGGTCGAAAAACGACACTATGGCTTTGATGTTTGATAAATCCTTTAACGATGCAGACCGAGCAAAATTAATTGAAGCGATAAATGAAACTACCAATTTCAAAATACCAAATTTAACTATCAATGGATGCGATTTTTTTAAGGATGGTGAATATATTTTTTGCGTTCGTGGTTGGGGAAACCTCACGGGTACAGGAGCATTAAATCTATCACAAGAAAAAGCTCTTGAAATTCAAGACGGATTTATAAATCATATTTATAAAATATTATCATAAAAACAAAGGGTGGCAAGCCGTCGGAAGCAATAACCACCCTCTTAAACCAATAATCACTTAAAAAAAGCAATTATGAGAACTACAAAAGTATTAATTATTTTTCTGTTATTCACATTAGCAGGATATTCACAGCAAAACTTTAAAGAAGTGAAAAAATGAAAACACTACTACTAATACTATTCACACTTCCAATATTTGCACAGACAGCAATAGGACTGCAGATAACCCAAGACAACACCAGTTTAACCCCCGATATTTCAGCAAAGATAGTATTGCAGGGTAACGATACCAATTTAGGGTATTTGACAATAGCACCAAAGTACGAATGGGCGCAACTTGCAGGAGGGGATTACTCACGCTTCGGAGTAGAAGCTGGCTATTACTTCCATACGAATATCTTAAAGATTGATATTGGACCGATTGTCGGTTATGGTTATCAATTTAGATTTGACAGCCGTGCTGTGAGTTGGGAATTTTCAGCAGAAATAAAGATACCAATTACAAAGAATCTAAGTGTTATAAGCCTTGTAAATGTAAATCAAAGGCACGACTTAAAAAATACACCTTGGAGATACAATGTAGGCACAGGGTTAAGATTTGACATATCAACGGACTATCTAAAAAAACAGGCTCAAAAAGGAACGAGGTTTTAAATATTGAATAATCCAATTTAATTTAATATATTTGGCATTATGAAAAACAGAGAATTTCACAACGGCAAAAACAATCAAATGATTGTAAAATATTTATGCAACGGACAATTTGCCCGATATAAAAAGACGGTTCAACTCGTTCCAGATGTTTACAAAAATAAAGAAGGATTAATGGTTTCCAGAAGAAACACAAAAGGAAATCAAAAAATGAAACCAATTGTACATTATACCGAATGTTAGACCCAAACGAAATAAACGTAGTTGATGCGGAGGTGGTTAAGCCTAATGATACTGAATATTAAATTATGGGCAAGGATAGCAGAGTGCAGAGGCTCTGAAAGAGGTTTATGAGGGTTCGATTCCCTTCTTGTCCACAAACATAGCGATAATAGGATTCTTTGGATAGGCATATATATTAAAACATTTTTAACTATGACAAAAACAATCCACCGTAACGCAATAAACGGACAAATAGTAACAGAGGAGTTTGCTAAACAAAATCCAGATACTACCGTTAAGGAAACGATACTTGAAGCAATAGACAGGCGTGAGGATTTGGTTAAATTCTGCGACTTCTTATAAGAAAACGGCAGAGCAATAGATTATAGTTTAATTGATGAATATTTGAAGGATAGGTAATGGGCGCACCAAAAGGAAATAAATTTGCAGAAGGCAACGAAGGAGGTAGACCACCAATCCACACCGACCCAGAAGCTGTTGGAAGATTGGTTCAAGATTATTTCCAATGGATAGAAGGTGAGTTTGAAGATAATGTAATTGAAGTGGTAGATGACGAAGGAAATAAATCAAAGGAAACCCGTAGGGCTTGGACAAGGAAACCAGAACCTCCAACTATCACAGGATTAACTTTACATTTAGGTTTTGCGCACAAATCCAGCCTTTATGATTACGCAGAAAAGAAAGAGTTTTCCGACTACATAAAAAAGGGAATCACAAGAATAGAGAAATACCACGAGATTCAGACCGCTTATGGTGATAAATGTACAGGCAATATATTTGTTCTTAAAAACTTTGGATGGAAAGATACACAAGCAATTGACCACACTACGCAAGGGGATAAAGTCCAAGTAACCACAATAGCTTTTAAATCCTACAATGAAGAAGCATAAGTTAGGCATAACCTTCGGTGCTTTCGACCCATTACACCAAGGCCATATAAACCTATTCAATAACGCTTTAAAGCAATGCGATAAACTTATTGTATGCGTTAGTGACAATGATTATATCGAAACCCACAAGGGATACAAACCTACTTCAAATCTTGCTGAAAGGGTGCAATCAATTTATAAAACCTTACTTCCGGAAATAGTATATTACCAAACAGATTTTTATAATAAAAAGTGGAATGTAGAGAACTTCAAGCCAGACGTTATTTTTGTTGGCAACGATTGGGATAAAACTACATTCACGGGCGAAGGATTGGGTGTGCCGGTTGTATATCTACCGAGAACAAAAGGCATTAGTGGAACGCAATTAAGGAGCAATGACATTTAAATACTGGACACCCGAAAATAAGCAAGGTTATATCAAAGCAGTTAAAAAAGCGTGTGATTATCTTTCGGAATATTCCCCACATTTGGGATTTGGCAGTCTATTGGGTGCTGTAAGAGAAGGCAAGTTAATTGATGGCGACAATGATATAGATATTTGCTACCTATCAAAGCACAATGATATAAAGAGGGTACAGGAAGAAGCGGTTATGTTATACCGTAGATTACATAAGGACGGTCATCTTTTGAAGTATTGGGATGTAAATTATAAAGTCGTTCCATTAGCTAATAAGATAACCAATGTATTCGGGCAAGCGCATATAACATTTGATGGGTATGTTATTGATTTGTTTACGGCTTGGATAGCACCCGATTGGCATTACCACACCGCACAATGGGGGAAACTAACAAAGAGTAGATTTTATCGAGTTGCTCCACATTATTTTGAAGGCGAACCTTTTAACATTCCATTTCCACCAGAAGAAATAATAGAAACGCTTTACGGTAATAATTGGCGAATACCATCAAACGACCATCCAAGCAAAAGATTGAAACGGAAATGTTATATTAAATGAATGACTTAAACAGAACGCTTTTAACGCCCGGAACTGAAGTGCAAGTTGCAAACAAAAAACTAACAGCAATTATAACAGCTATTTGCATTAGAGGTAATAACTTTGAAAATGTGGAATATGAAGTTGCTTGGTGGGCTAACGGTGAAAGAAAGACTACTTGGATTTATGACTATGAAGTAAATAAAAAAGAAGAAAAAGTAGTTGGTTTTGCTAAGTCTAATATTCCTGTAATATCAAATTGAAATCAATAATAATATACCATTCCTGTTTTACTTCATTCGGTGGCGTTGAAACGTTCTGTATAAACTTACAAAAGGAATTATCTTCTAAATATAATATCACATTACTATCCCCACAACTATCTACACTTGCGTTTAAATTAGATAATGCAGAGGTTATAAACCCAAAGCAAAAATACCAATGCGATTATCTTATATTAGCTACTGCGTGGGGCGGTTATCCAAAGAATATAACAGCAACAAAGACCGTTCAAATGGTTCACGCTATGTACGGTGTAGAGATAACAGGATGGAGCTTTAAATACAACAAGTCAGACCAAACAACGCACCACGTTTGCGTAGGGGATGCGGTCAAACAATCCTTTGAAGAAGTTACACCGTACAAATGCGATGCTGTAATTTATAACCTTTTGGACAAAAATTGTCCAATCCATCCAAAGCAGGAAAACGATAAACTAACGCTAATAACAGCATCACGTATTAGCAGGGAAAAGGGATTTGAAAGAATGCTATTGTTGTCTACCCACTTAAATAACGAGGGCGTTAAATTTGTTTGGAATGTTTACGGATCAATAAACGGAACTTATGCAAAGTACGTTATAAGACGTGCGCCAAAGAATATGGTATTCCACGGATATAAGCCCGATGTATCTAAAGAAGTATCCCAAAGCGATTATATCGTACAGCTATCCGATAGCGAGGGATTCCCTTATTCTACTTATGAAGCGTTACAACAATTAACGCCCGTAATAACTACCGACTATCCGAGCGCAAAAGAACAGGTCAAGGACGGAGTAAACGGTTGGATATTGGACTTTGATTTGAGCGATTGGAAAAAAATATTAGAGAATAGAATTATTTTGACTAAATTTGAACATAAATCAACCCTGAAAGATTGGGTTAAATTTCTTGAGAAATGAAAAAAGTAAAAGTATTAATCAATAAGAACTACAAAGACGTTGATTTAAAACGTGTTGTAAGAAAGGGCGAAACGATAACCGTTACCGATACAAGGGCTGAAAAGATAGTAGGCGCAAGGTTCGGTACAATCGTACAGGTTGAAACAAACCCACTGCCAAAGGCTGCGAAGGCAACAACTAAAATTAAGCCTAAAGTATTGGTTGAAGAGGTTGTAATTCCAGATGTAAAAAATGGATTGCCTAAAATTGATGCAACATTCGTTAAGGGAACGCCCTTCTTTGATAAAATGCAAAAAGCTAAAGAAGATAAAGAAGTCCCTAAAAAAAAGAAATCCAAGTCTAAGGATGCCAAAGACAGCGGAAAAAAAGATTGAGTTTAGCGACAAGTTCGAGCCTTTATTCAGATTATTAGACCCTAACTTCCATCCCGAAGTAGATACGGTTATAATGACAGGGGGGCGTTATTCGTCAAAGTCATTCGTAACCGCTATATTCTCAATAATTGCTTTGGTTGATTATGGATGGAATATACTTTACACTCGTTACACTTCCCTTTCCATTGTAGATTCTATTAAGCCAGAGGTAAGCGACAAAGTTGACCTATTGGGAAAAGGTCAATATATCAATGATACATCCACCCATATTGAAAGCGGAAAGAACCGTATAGCATTCAAGGGGATAAAAACAGGCAGTAAGCAACAAACAGCAAACCTAAAGGCGTTATCGGGTTTCAATATGTTTGTAGTGGATGAAGCTGAAGAGCTTCCAGATTTGGACACGTTCAAAAAGGTTTTCTATTCAATACGTTCCAATAAGTTACGAAACCTAAACATATTAATCCTTAACCCCACAACTCGTAACCATTGGATTTATAAAGAGTTCTTTGAAGATAGGCAAGTTCCAACTGGATTCAACGGGATAAAAGAGAACGTGCTTTATACCCACACATCCTATAAAGATATGGATGCTGAACACGTACCAAATAACATACTTGCCGACTACGAAAAACTAAAGGAAAAGAACCCCAAGAAATATGATAACATAGTTGAGGGCGGTTGGATAACAGAACCCGAAGGCGTATTGCTTCCATACGGACAACTCAATTTTATAGACACTTCGACAATAACCCCCCAACAGATAGAATATGCGTTTGCGATAGGCGACCCTGCCAATACAGGAGGCGACAACTATTCAATGATATTTTGTTGGGTTATACAGATAGAGGGAAAAATACAAGTAGTAGTTAGGGACGTTATCTATTCAAAGGACGGCATCGAGGCGTTAACAGACACTATCTTAATGAAGCTGAAAGCAGAGGGAATAGAAGAATGTTATTTAGAGGTTAACGGTGTAGGGCTTGCATCTTATTTGAGCGTTAAGCCAAAGATTGAGAACCACACCAAGTTAAAACCCCTTACCACCACCGAGAATAAAGAGGTCAAGATACTTTCAAACTATGAATTTATAAAAGAGTACTTTTGTTTTGCAAAGGAAAAGGCAAAAGATAAGCAGTACGCTAAGTTTATGGAGCATCTTTCGGAGTACTCAAAAGAAGATGACAAAGCTAATAAACATAAAATGGATGCGATAGATAATGCGTCAATGGCTTCAAAAATAATTAAGGTTAAATATAAAAAACTTTTATTTGGTTGATTAATTCAAAAATTATTATATTTTTGTTCAAACTTCAATGTTGTGATAACATCGATACTATTTTACAAATCTAAGGGTTATCGTTTAATTACGGTAGCCCTTGTTGACTTTATGCGCCAATGTTAGGAGGTCTTTTCGGAAAGAGAAACAAACCGCAGAAGTTCGCAGAGCGGGACACTTCGGGCGACTGGTTAATTTACTTCAATCAATACGCTAATACCGAAGCACCAAAAAAATACAATTGTGAAGAGGCTTATTCTTTAGCGGGAGCAATAGCAGAACTGTTCTACCCTATTGATATGATTGCCGATGCGTGTGCTTCTTTGGATTATGAAGTAGTGGACAAAGATACATTATTGCCTATTGAGAATTTCGGGAGCGAGAATTTTAAAAGATTGTTTAAAAGACCAAACCCATATTCCAAGTTCAGCGACCTTGTGTACCAAGGCGTATTCTCTAAGTTTTCAGATGGAAATGTTTACGATTACACAAAGATACCCGATAGCTACAATAACCCAAATATTGATTTGATTACCAATATATGGACTTTGAACCCCACTTTGACAAAACCAATGTTAAAGGAAACTATACCTAACCCGTGGAGCGTAAAGGAAAAGAGCGAACTTATATCTTACTACAAAACATTCTTCTTTTATAAGCACTCTATTGATCCAAGATATATCAAACACAATACAATGTTTGAGATTGGAAGGAACGGAAAAGGCAGAAGTCCATTGGATGCGGTTGAAAAGAACATCAATAATTTGTTAGCCGTCTATTCCGCAAGATTGAACGTTTACGAAAAGAATATGAACGGTGGTATATTATCTGCCGACTCTTCAAAGACAGGAATTGAAGCACAGGTTGACCCCGTGGAGCGTGACAAGATAATGAATGACTTACAGAATAGGAACGGTTTAACGGGCGCAAAGAATTTTATAGGCGTTTCTTCCATTCCTTTGAAATTCATTAAGACAATAGGAACTATAAACGAACTTCAGCCATTTGATGAAACCGAAGTGGACGCAATGGCGATAGCTTCCGTATTTGGATTGGATGCAGATTTAGTTCCTAAACGTGCGCCAAGCAAGTATAGCAACAAGATAGACGGTGAAAGAAAACTATGGCAAACAGTTATAAAATCAACTGCTATTGAAAGAGGCGTTGAGCTTTCAGAGGCCTTTTACTTACCGGACAACGCTGTATTCTATCCGAACTTCCAAAATGTAGAGATATTGCAGGAAGATAAAAAGACAAGTTATGAGGCAGATAAAGTGTTAATTGAGAACTTGACAGCGTTAAAGGAAAACGGTGTGGCAGTTGAGGACAACTTTGCAAAGATTAAGGATAAATACGATTCGATATGAATATAGATAAGACCATTGAGAAACTAACGGAAATGAAGAAGGATGCTAAGACCGACACGGTAAGGCATAATATCCAAATGAAGATTGATATATTGAATAAAAAGAAACGTGAAACCGAGAAGATATGAAACATTTAATATTTAAAGACAGGGTTTTTGCCAATCATAAGGAGTTATACCACGCCTTAAAAGATAACGAGCAAACAATCATAGACCTTAAAAAGAATAGAGTTTATAAGTCAATAGACAAGGGACAAGGTATTTATAATGTGCCAAATATATTAATGAAAACAAACGCCTTAAAATCAATTGAAACAGAATCTGGATTTATATACCCAATTATAAACAGCACCCATTGGTTTGATAGTCACGAGGACGTACATTTAAAAGGCTGTTATAAAAATACGGTTGAGCGGCAACAAGGAAAGGTATATTATGTTGACACGCACCAAAAGGGATTAGCTCCAATAATAACCAAAAGAAAGCATATAGAAATGTTTATTTCTGAAGTTGAATGGAAGTTGCTAAATAAAAATATTGAAGGCACTACTGAATGTTTAGCTTTTAAAATAGCTGAAGATAATGTAAAGGCTGATTATCTTGAATTGATAAAAGAGGATTCCGATTTGCAGAATTCATTGTCTATGCGATATGTAGATATAGCTATGGCTGTTAATTCAACGGATTCAGCTTTCAAAGAGAATAAGGAAATGTACGATGAAATAATCGGTACAATAGCGAATAAGGAAGACGTATCAAAAAATGGGATATTTTTCGCAGTAAAAGAGTTAGCAATAATGGGGGAAGGTTCGCTTTGCCCTGTTATTGGCGGTTCAAACTCCGCAACATCTGTTATAACCGTCAGCGGTGAGGCCCAGAAAACAACAACGGAATCTCAGGAGGAAGTAAAAAAAGGATTAGTATTCATTAAATTAAAACAAAATGTCTAAAGAAATTAATTTAGTCGATGCGTTCAAAAAAGAGAACGTAGACTTAGCAGAAGGACAGGAAACGCTTTTAAACACGCTTTCCAAGTCCATCAATGAAGCACTTAAAGATAAGGAAACTACATTTGAGACGGCTTTAAAAAATGCCATTGGAACGCTTGAAAAAGACGACAATGGAAAAGAGGTGTCCTTAATGACACAACTAAAGAATATCGCTGAAAAACTTGAAAAGGTAAGCGAGACACAATTGGGCAAGTTCAGCGAGACTGAAAAATACCAATTGAAGAAAATGGTTAAGGAAAAGCACCAAGATATTGTGGATGCCGTAAAGAACCGTAAGCCGTTAGATTTTACATTTAAGATAGCTGCAATGCATATGACCAACAACGGAACGGTTACAAATGCAGAGGGATTGGATTATCCAACCACGGACAATTTTATGGTAGATAGCGAAATTGCAAAGATTCGTTACCCTGAGAATTTCCTTCTTAACGTAATTCCAAACATGCAAGTGGCTAAAGTTCCACAACAGGTAATTAAACCAGAACAAGCCCCGAAAGAAGGCGCTGCTGCTTTAGTTGCTGAAGGTGCTGTAAAACCACTTATTCAATTCAAGTTTGTACGTACAACTACGGCACGTAAGAAATATGCGGGACGTATCGAATGGACTGAAGAGTTTGAAATGGATTATGAAGCTCTATTCCGTGAAATACTAAGAATGTTTCAAGAAGAAGTTGTTAGGGTATGGCAAGCCGGATTATTGGCTGAAATTATATCAAACGCTACCTCTTATGTTTCTTCTGTATTGGACGGTACTTTTGTAGCACCGGATAACGGACTTGCAATTATAGCGGGACAAAGCCAATTGAACGCCCTTAATTACTACCCTAACGTAGTACTTATGAACCCTGCGGATATTGTTGCTACAATGTACCAACAGGATTCAGAGGGTAATTTGAAAAACGTGCCTTATATGAATGTAGCAACGGGTACGATTGGTGGAATGAGATTGGTTTCTTCAAACTTAATCGAACAAGGTACTGCTATCATAATGGATTCAAGTATCTACAATGAGATTCACAGTGATTTCATTTTACGAGAAGGTCAATACGCAGACCAATTTATTGAGAACGAATATACAGCCATTGGCGAGGTATTTTCAATCTTATCGGTAGCTGAAAGAAACCTTGTTGGTTCTCTTGAACTTGATTTGGATGCTGTAAAAGCGGCTTTAACTGAAGCAATTCCAAGTGTATAATTAATTTTTTAATCTAAATAATATGGCAGTAAAAGCAAAAAAAACGGAAAGGAAACCTGAAAATGAAACGTTTATCAATTTCAACAAAGCGGACTATAAAGCCGTTGAGGGCATAGCCCCTTTCTTTCCAGGTAAGACTAAAGTACTTCACAAAGTTTTAGCAGACAAACTTATCGCTTTGAAAAGAGCAAAGCAGGTTAAAATAGAACTTGACGAAAACAAATCCAAATATCGTTCAGTAATGGACGTTGATACAAAGTAAGTAATGTATTTAATAGACGGCACATATTTCACTCGAGAACTTTCGATACCTAACGTAAACGAAATGCAGACCGAAGTTTCAGATAATCTGGAAATGTTGGTAGATGAAAAGGTGCGTCTATTTTTACAGGTAATACTTGGATTTGAGCTTTATACAGACCTTGACGACAATATCACAAATGGCGTATTGGATGCAAACGCTCCCCAAAAATGGAAGGACTTAGTAAATGGAAAAGATTACACCGATGGATCAAAACGCTGGGACGGTCTTTTACAAACCTATGGGACTTATAAAAAGTCACTATTGGCGAACTATGTATTTTATTATTGGTTGAGCGGAAATACTACTTCGGTTTCGGGTGTTGGGGAGGTTAACATTAAGGCTAAAAACGCCGTTAACGTTATGCCTAACCAACGCCTTTCAACCGTTTGGAATGGTTTTATTGAAATGTACCAAGGGACACGGACTACCAAATTTGCAACGGTGGAACGTGGACACGGGGCTATCTATATGGACTGGCAACAGACCCAAATAGAGACCGTACCTTTGACTACTTTCATTAGAGACCATATAAGCGAGTATTCAAATGCGTTATTACCTGTTTTCCCACTTGCCAATAAATACGGACTATGATAATAGCAACGGCACTCGGCACACTCTTTAACGGTCAGACGGTAAACGTTATAGACCAAGGGACACCGATAGCTAATAAATCCGTTAATTTCCACTATGGAGACCAAAAGGAGCTATTGTTGTGGATTAAGTTACGAGGCAATAAAGGAAAATACCCTTTAATTTGGTATGTTTTAAACAACTACACCGAACACGAGGGATGGTATGAGACAGATGCTAAAATCGTTGTAATGCAATTAACAAAAGGCGACCCTTTAAACACTTGGAGACAAAGCAACAGTTATTTGGGTATTATTGACCCGGTTACTGAACTTGTCAAAGAGAAGCTAAAGAACCAATTTGTTCAGATTGTAAGCCAAGACCTTGAAACGAGATTTACTTTTAAGGACGAGCCTAATTATGGTGTCGATACTTCTGAAAGTGATTTTAACAGTACAAAGGAAAACGGCACAAAGTCAATAGTTACCGATATTGTCGATGCTCGAACCATAAGATTTAGATTAAGGATTAAAGCAAAATGTATAATAAATTAAAACAAAATAAAAATGTCATTTACATTAAATAGTTTTGGCAATTGTGCCACAGATTTAAAAGGCTCTGCGTTTCGTTCCTGCGATATTGGAACGTATGGCGATGCCTATGGTATTGCGTTACTTACAAAAGGTAGCAAGATAACATTAGACAACACCGAACTAACAGCAGAAGCAGACTGGAAAGCCCGTATCGAGGCTATGACCCTATTCCCTTATTTGGGGATATACAATTTCGAGCAGAACACGCCCGAAAATGAAAGAGCAACAAGCTCCACAGGTGTAATGTCCGGAATACGTGACGGAAAGCCACAATTTACATTCAGTTTTAACAGAGGCGGTTGCTTCCATAAATCTCTTTACAATAAGAGAGGAGAAAATAGATGGGATTTAGCTATTCTTTTTGAAACAGGTGTATTGATGGCTTCAAACCTTGACGAAACCATTAGTGGTTTCAATATGGGAATGTTCGATGTAGACACATTCAAACTTCAGCAAGGCACAGACCCTCAAATGTCAACCGCTGTAATTCAGTTGTTGGATGCGTACCAATTTAACGCAAACCATCAATTCTTTACTTGGGAGGCTTTGGGCGTTAATCTTGCACAAGTGAACGGGGTAATTGACGTGAATATCCTTTACGTTCCATCTGAAGTACCAACAGGGGACGAAGTAACCGTTAAGGTTGTTTCAGCTTGTAATAATGATGATGTGATACTTGGACTTGACGATGAGGCAAATTGGGTAGTAGGTGGTACACAGACCACTCCAAAGACCGTTACCGCTGTTGCTTTTGATACAGACACAAATCTTTACACATTGACACTTAGTTCCGCCCTTATCGCAAATGATACGGTAGCGCCTAAGATTGTTGGAACGGATTCAGATGTTTACGAGGACTTGACAGGTAATTTATTCAAAGGACAAGCTGCTATTGAAATAGTTGGCGTTCCATCTGTTTAAGAATCCCTTAATTTAATTACAAAGCCCTCTCTAATAACAGAGGGGGCTTTTTTACAAAATGAATTATTTAGAAACATACCAAACTGAATTAAAAACAGGAATTAAGAACATTCCTAATATGGTTGCAGTTGAAATGCTTTCTTATGAGGACGAGGTTAGAAAATGGATCAAAGAGCGTTGGTTGTTGGGGGATAGACCCGATGGAAGTATTATAGGTGTTTATAGAAGTTCAGATTATGCTATGTTCAAACAAAGAATGAACCCAAAGGCAGGGGGTGATGTCGATTTGACACTTACCGAAAGCCTTGGGGATAAAATACAGATGATACCACAAGGTAGTAGTATGTTTAAAATCATATCCACTGACAGTAAATATTCTGAAATAATTGAAAAATACGGTGATGTGAACTTCAATCTTTCGCCAGATAAACTCGAACTTTTGTTTGAAATGGTTGGAAATTTGGTAATTAATAAAGTTTTAGACAGGATATGGGGTGCTTGACTTGTGGTGCTGGATGGAAAGGCTCACAAAAGCAACTCGTTTCCAAGTTTAAAAAGGAGTTTGAACAACACGGAATTGAAAGATATGTTTATAGAATGAGCGAAAAAGATACTTTCAAAACCATAAAAAAAAGCGGTTTTAACGCTATATTTAGCAAAATAAAGGACAATTTCCCTAACGGGGCTGAATATTTTCACATAAGCGAATGGAATCCAAAATAGACATACAGGACAGTTTAGACAATCTAAGAATATTGACTTTTTGGGAAATACAGAAAACCCAAAATATCAATCTATTGGACACGCTATGGACTAAAGATAAAGTCTATACAAAAGAACAAGAAACTTATATAAACGGTATTTGGACAGAGCTTTACGATGAATATTTTAGCATTAAGAATGATAGCCGGTCTTTAAAATATCTTCGGGAACTGAAAGAAGAAGCAATATTATTTTTTAATATTGAACTACTTTCAAATATACACAAGCATTTAGACACGGTGCAAAAAAACAAAACATTTTTAACCGATGCGGATTATAAAGCTATAATTGAATCCGCAAGGCAATCAATATTAAAGATACAGACAGGCATACAGTTGCCTCCTAACGTCTTTGATATGATGACTATTATTAATCGTTTATTGGCTGGATTTGTAAATAAGTACAATATCCAAAAGAAGAAAAACGATAACGACACCAATAAAAAGATACAAAATGTATTTGAAGTAGTTGCGAGCGTAGGGCTTGCCCTTAATATGCAATTGAATGTAAATCAAATGTCAGTAAGTGAATGGATTGCCTATGAAAAGATGGCAATTACAAAATTAAAGAAAGATGCCACAAAATAATTTTATTGATGCAAAAGTATTAGTCGATAAGCTAACGGCTGCATTCTACGAACACGACAAAGCCATATCTCAATCGGTTACTAAATTAGCTGACCTTAACAAGCAATACGCCAAACTACCGAGCGATTATACCAAATCGTTAAAGGAAATTGAAACATCACAAAGAAATATAACCAAAACTTCCGAAAGACTTAGTAAGGTTGAAAAGGAAGCCCAAAGAAATAGAATTGCAGAAATACGGGTAGCCCAACAAAGGGAAAAGGCGTTTGATAAATATGATGCTCAATTAAAAAGAGAGGAAGCACAGAAGAAAAAACTAATAGCGCAACTTAAAAAAGAAAGCAGCGAGTATAAGCAATTGAACGATGCACTTGGAAAAGTACGTACAAGGGCTAAAGATGTCGCTGCTGAAATGTTCAGGCTTGAAAGGCAAGGAAAAAAGAACACCGAAGCATACGACAGATTGGCAAAACGTTCAGCAAATCTAACCCGGCAAACTAAAATATTAGACAAAGGGATTAAGGATATTGATTCTTCTTTGGGGCTTCACCAAAGAAATGTCGGTAACTATGCTGATGGAGTTGCCAATCTTCATCCAATCTTAGGACAAGTGAATAGCCAACTTATGATGATGGGAACTTCATTACAGGAAATTTCAGGTAGTGGTGGGTTAAAAACATTGGGAACCCAATTGGCTAATTTCGGACGTGCTACAATGGCGTTTCTTGTTACGCCAGTTGGATTGGCTCTTGCTGCTTTAGGCGGGTTATTTTTACTCATAAAAGGCAATAAAGACACCGTACTTGAATTTGACAGTGGATTAAAGAACGTTGGCAAGACAACGGGGATGTCAGAAAAAGAGCTTTCAGAATTTGGGGATGATATTGTTAAGCTTTCACGTGATTTAACAACGGTGGGAACTCCTGCTTTATTGGAATATGCAACGGTTGCAGGTCAATTGGGAGTTAAGGGTAGTAAGAACCTATTACAATTTGCAGAGGCTTTAGCAATGCTTGAAACAGCTTCTAATATTAGAGGTGAAGAAGGTGGGGCGAATATAGCTCGATTGCTGACACTTACCGATGGTGGCGTTCAAAATGTAAAGGATTTTGCTGATGAAATTGTAAACTTAGGAAACAACTTTGCAGCTACTGAAAATGAGATTTTAGGAAATTCCACAAGTGTTGCACAAAATACAGCAATGTATAAGTTTGGTAGACAAGAAGTTTTAGCTTATGGAACTGCAACAAAAGCATTGGGAATTGAGCAAGAATTAGCGGGTAGCGCAATTGGTCGTACTCTTGGTTTAATGGAAAATGCTATTCGGACAGGGAAAGGAGTTGCTCAAATAATGGAGCTTACAGGGCAAAGTGCGGAACAATTGAAAAAGAGTTTTGATGAAGATTCTGCGGGTGTCTTAACCGCTATGATTGAAGGATTGAACGGTGTTGCCGAAAGTGGCGGAAGTGTTCAAGAGCAATTACAATTATTAGGAGTTGATGGTGTTAGGGATATTCGTGTTTTAGGTTCTTTAGCCACAAAGGGTTATCCGGTTCTTTCCGCAGCTTTGGATGAAGTGGCTAATAGTGCTGGTGCTGCCGAACGTGAGTTTAATACAGCCAATACCAAAATGACAAACCAAATAAAGACATTTGGCGTTGCTTGGGATAACTTGGTTTTGACTATTGAAGACGGAGAAGGTGTATTCTCTAAATTCTTTGGATGGCTTTCAGGTTTGGGAGCTTCTTATCTTAATGGTATTACGGATTCATTAAATTCAATGAAGGATGCTTTAGGCGGGAATTTAACATTATTCGAGCGATTTACTTTGATAGGAAACGCATTTACCCAATGGAGCGCACTTCCTAATTGGTTTGAAGATTCCGCTAATAAAATAACTGGAAACAAAGATGCTATTGAGGCCAATATCATAGCCTTAAAAGCCCAATATTCTTCAGTAAATAAATTAAGGGGTGCTATTACTGCATTAACGGAAGAAATGACGAATGCAACCGATGAAACAAAGGATTGGACTTCTTATTTATATAGTGATGGTGGTAAATCGGAAAAAGTAAGAAGGACTTTGACCGTAATATCTTCTGAAATTAGCGCACTAAATGACGAAATACAGGAGCTAAATACTACCGATATTGAGGGGATTCGTTTACGCCAAAGAAAAATAGAGCAATTAGAAAAAGAAAGGGATTCAATTTTAGGCGTTACCAAAAAAATAAAGGAATACAGAAAAGAAACCGAAAAGGTGCTTTCCGTTTTAAAGGAATGGGAAGAAATGATGAAAGAAAAGGAACGTATAAATAAATTTATTGACGATAGGCTAAAATCCACGGCTAAAAAAGAACTTGAAAGCACAAAAGCCAATACAGAGGCATTAGAAAAAGAAAATGAAGAACTGTTAAAACAGGCAGCATTAAAAATAAAGGCTGCGAGAGATGCTGCATTTGCAGAACAACAAATAGAAGATGCTTTTGTAAGTCTTGGAAATACATTGGGTATTCAAGAACAAACGACAAGGGATTTATTTGATGGAATAAAAAATGGTTTCTTAGATGCCGGAGAAGCCGCTGAAACTTTTGGGGCTTTGGCGGTTGATGCTTTGAACGCTCTTATTTCAGCGCAAAGAAACCAAATGGAGCAACGTATTGAACAACTTGAAGCGCAAAAAGACGTTGAAATAGAATATGCGGGTGAAAGTAGTTCCGCAAGAGCTGCCATAGAAGAAAGATTTGCACGTAAAAAAGCAGAGCTTCAGAGAAAACAGGCTATACGTGAAAAGAATGCCGCTATAATTCAAGCAAATATAAACATTGCCACTTCGGTTATAAAGACATTTGCAGAACTTGGATGGCCTGCTGGTATTGTCGCGGGTGCAATCATTTCAGCACTTGGACTTGCTCAATTAGCTATAATAGCATCACAACCGATACCACAATTTGAAAAAGGGGTACGTGATTTTGAAGGCGGAACTGCAATGATTAACGAGAAACGCCAAGAGGTTGTTACTACTCCTGATGGTGGGGTTCACAGACCAAAAGGAAAGAATTTGCTTGTTAATCTTCCAAAAGGTTCTGACGTTTACAAGAGTGAGGCGGACTTCCAAAGAAGTCTTAACGCACAATTAGAAAATAACGGTATATCCTATATGCCAGCACTAAAAGAAAAAGGATTAACGGCTATGGAAGTGGAAACAGCAATGAGAAGGGCAATAGGTGCTGGTGGTGATAACGTTATTGAAATAGATAAAAACGGTTTTACATCTTATATTCAAAAAGGACTTACAAAAACGGTTATAATGAATAATCGTGTTAAATTCAAAGGCAAAAAAGTATAATGGATAATTCTTTAAGAGATACAAAATTTTACTTTATAGTTTCAGGTGTTACCTACGAGATTGCAGAGCCTATCGGTTTTGATGGTGCGCAATTTGTTTTGGAACAAGAAGAAGGAAGGTATGGTCGTGACGTATTTTTTTCAGATACAGACTTTGAGTTTTCGCCAAATGTAGAAATAAAAGGTCTTACCCATAAATTTGATATTTTGGTTTCCCAATATAAGTCCAAGGGATTTGAAGCCGATGTAAAATTGGCTATTGAAGTTAACGATGTTAGGTATGTACTTGGACAACTTGACTTTTCAAATTGTGATACTGATTTGTACCAATACTTTAAATTTAAAGTAATACAGGACACTAACCAAGCAAAGGTTAAAAGAAGAACCGATACAACTATTGACCTTTACAAAGCTATTGGATTTGATTCAGAACATATCGAAAAACACAAAATATTATTAGAGCCAATACCTATTTCACAACAAAGCACTTGGGAAGCAGACCAAGCAAGGCAGATTTTATATGGTAGTACTGGCCCATCATTTGAGATATTTTGGGCTAACTTCTCTGTACTTACCAAATTTGATATTGAAGATAGTTTTTCGCCTGTGCCGGGTGTTGCAAGCACATCAACAGATAACGCTTCCGATATTCTTATGATTGAAGCTGCAAACGCTTTAGGAGGACTTGAAATAAAGATAACAAACTTGGACTTTAGGCTTTATGCTATTGATGGCGGTGGAACTGGTTACACCTATGCTGGTATGTATTGGCGAAAAGGGGCGGTGTTTGCAGATGCTGATATTAACACTATTTTCCAAAGTCCGCATCTTGTGGAAGAACCAGACGAATATATACAAACGGGGGATTTTACCATTAGTAACATATCTTTAGAAAGGGATGAAAAGTTATGGATTTATTTCTTCTTAGGTGTATATCCACAATCGTTGGTTCAATTGTACGGACAAAATTACGTAGGCACTTGTGATATTGAAATTAATACGATAAGCACATCAATAGCATCAACAGTAAATGGGGTTAGACTTTTCGATGCAGTAGAGCGAACGGTAAAAAGTATATCGGGTAAAAATACCATTTCACCGAGATTAGACGAAGAAGGTGAATTTTACGATCAATTTTTGTTTACAGGAAATGAACTTCGCGGAATTTCAGAAAAGTTTACAATTTCTTTGGAGAAAATCATTGAATGGTTTCCTGAATGCAACCTTGACTATGAAGTATTGGCAAATGGGGATATTTTTGTAGGACACGAAAGCGATTTTTATACAGATAATTTAATAAAATCTTTTCCCGCCTCTGTTTTGCAAGGGTATAGGTCGTACTTCAACGAGAAGTTTCAGGCAAATAGGCTAACGTATAAATACAAAGATTACGAGCAGGGTAAAAATGAGCTTCAAAAGGATTCTTTGCAAGGCGTAAACACGGAATTAGAAATGACGTTTCCAAATAAAATGGTAGAGAACTCAAAGGATATTGAAGTAGAATTTGCGAGGGATGCTTTTTTAATTGAAAAGACCAGAAAAGATGGTATAATTGTAACGGAAGATGCCTCTACCGAAGATGATGACGAAATATTTATTTTAGATACTGTACCAACTGAAGAAGGATTTGAAATAACGTTAAAATTGGTTTTAAGACATATCGTTGTTGATGACCCATTAATAAAGGTAAAACTTATAAACGATGGTAGTTTTAATTGGGAGTTGTTGGGCTTTGAATTATTCGATATAATTGAACTTATTACGCCAAACGGTGGCACTTATATAGTTGGTAACGTAACACCAGCTGTTTTAACACTACAAGCAATTCCACCAACAGTACCAGATTTTAGCGGACTTGTGTTTACCGAAATGACATACCAGCCAGACAATTTATTCTTAAAGAACAGAAAAGGCGAAGGGTTTACATACCAAGAGGGGCTAACGGATTACATATCTAATCTAAAATACGCGCCAAAAAGAAACCTTTTAAAATATTGGAGTGCCTATTTAAGAACTGTTTTGCATTATAATTCAAATAAAGTAGTGGAGAACGCAGATTATAGAAACGGGGGCAATGTTGTGGCTTGGTTCGGTGATGAAATGAGCTATACACAGGGCAGACAGGATAGGGATATTGACACAAACCTTTACGTAACACAGATTTTGACTCCTGAGATTGTAGAAGCTGAAGTACTTTGTAGCTTTGCCGACTTTATGGATATACAATCAAAAGTAAGGGGTTCAATACCAAACCAAAGGGGATATGTGGAAGTGGAGCGAACAGATGGCACGCTTGTTAAATTGCATCCTAAACGACTTCTTTACTCTTGGAATGAATTAAAAATGACAATTACGGGAGAGGTTAGAAAAAATTAGTAAATTTGAAACAATGAATAGCGATTTATCATTTTTGTGGTTTAAACCTACTAAAGAAATAGCTTGGACACAAATGCTATCCCCTGTTATGACACAGATATTTAGGGGACAACTTCATTTTTTACCACAAGACCCAAAGCCTTATATACAGGTAACTCAAAGTGGCACATCAATAACGGTAAACACCGAAGATTATGATGTTTATATTTTAGATTGCAATGATGAGGCTTTTGAAATTAATGACCACGTAGATTTAAACAGCTATACAGATGATTCAGGCGTTAAGCAATTATACATTAGGCTTAAATACCTACCGTTAGATTATGGGATGAATTATGTTTGTCTTAAAATAGTAAGTACCGTTAGTTCTATAGAGTATGTTTGGTATTCAAACCCCTTTCTTTTAACAAATTTGTTGTCAAACCATACCATACGTTTAGATTATAGGGAAACAAGAAGTTTCACCGAAACGCCATTGTATAATTCCGCAAGAATATCAATGTATAGAAATGACTATGTAAGTGCAACTGATCTAACAACGTATTATCAAATAACAAAACAGCAAAATGTTATTTCAAGAGTAAATAAAAAAAGATATTTGCAATGGAGTTGCGAAAAAATGGATAGTTGGCACTGGGTTAGATTAGAAGAAGCACTTTATAATTCGCCTTGCTATTTTAATTTCATTAGAAACTATCCTGCCGAAGCACTGGATTTTGAGGCAAGGTTAGGGAATACCAATATGAATCAACAATTTTTGATAACAGACCCAAACGAAAAGGACGTTATAAACATACCTTCAATAATAATCGAAACCGAAATTGAATACGTGCCTATGCTTGCATCAACTGATGTACTTGCAAGCACAGACCAAATAGTAAGTGAAATAGAAACACCTGTACCATAATGTCACAGCAAATAGTAAATAATGGAACTTTTGATAATGACCCAAGCGCGGAGAAGATTCGCTTGGCGTTCAATAAGACAAACGACAATTTTACAGAGCTTTACAGCTATCTTACAGGAACTGGTAAGGCTCAAGAGCGTATTGTAGCACATATCGAAAGTGGAGATAGTGAACTTGTGGAAGTTGCTAATTCAGTAAACGCATCTGCGCCCATTATAAAGGCAAGAAACACAACGCAGATAATATCTTTTATTGACCCTTACGGAGGTGGACTTGGTGCGCCAAACTATTATAAAAAAAGACAGTACATTCTTAAAAAAGGCGAGGGAACTTATGGTGCTTCCGGCACTCCTGTTTTGCCTACTGATTTTATTATTTTAACGCCAAACATTATAGGCATAAATGAGGCTACTACGTTTGACTTAGGTAATATTATGGGGGCTGACATCCATACCTATGTGAATGGTTCTGGGCCATATCTTGTTGTAGGAACTACGATATTTGAAACAACCGAAGGTAGTTATGTGTTTAGCGGTGATGACGGACTATATGGTGTTGGGGAAATACAGACTATTCCACAAAATTTCATTCCTTTTGGGGATGCGCCATTAACGAACGCTTGGGAAAAAATATACAATCTTTCCCTTGTCGGAATTGATACCGATGGCGTTGACGAACTAACATATATTGCAAATGCGGTAATCACATACGGTGCTTTTACTTGTGCGCCAGACCAAAGAATAGTGTTAAGAACAACTACGCCTTATAATGACGGTGTAATAGATAGGTACTATGCTGTAATCCCAAGAGTAACTACTATTGGTGGAAGTCTGGGTGCTGTTGTATATCCGAGTTACTTCAGACCGGACGGTCAAAGTATTTACGACACAATCCCCGATGATATTATTATTGAACTTGGAGACATTGGCACTACCGACATTGAAGATGCGTTTAACGTTGGTGATGGTGGCGATCCGTGGGATATGAGCATTAAAAGATTTATACGTGCTACATACGATGGGGAGGTCACTTTGTGGTCTTGGCAGGGCGAAGATGGTGAGTTTGGTGGTAGCGGAACGCCTGCAACGGCAGACGATTTCTTTTTGATAACAGGACAACCCCCTTTAGTTGTTCAACAAAATAACATAGTAACAATTAAAACAGTTTTAGATACCGATTTGGCAACATTGGATGGTGCAGGATTGGCAACTTATTACAACGCTAAAACCCCTGCCATTCTTAAACAAGGTTATGAAAGCTGGGTAGTT